TCTGAAACTCTGCCTCCACTGCCGCGCGCCCCGTCCCCTTCTGCTTGCGCTCGGCTTCGGTGAACAGCGGAGCGAAGCCAGAGAAGGCGCGAAGTCCGTACTCTCCAAAGACTTGGGTGACCTTGGTAAGGTCGCCCTGGGTCTTGTCCAGGATATCGAGCATCAGCTCCTGGGGCGAGCGCAGCTGCGTTCGACCCTCGTCGGCGAATGCCTCAATCCCCAGTGACTTGAGCGCCTTGTGCCCTCGCGACTTCGTGATGTCGCTCGCGAATCGTACCACGGAAGTGGTGGCCTCTGCGGAACTCGACGCGCCGCCACGAGCAACCGCAGCTTGCGCCATCGCTCCGACTGTCTTGAGAAGCTCGACCGGTCCTCCCGTAAAACGCCTCGTGGCGGCGCCGAGCCCGCCAAGCTCCTTGGCCATGTCGCGGATTTCGACCGCGCCCAGTGTCCCCTGCGCGGCAAGCGAGGACATTACCTCATTCAGAGCCTTGAGCTGATCCTGGGGGTCCTTGATCGTGTCACGGATGACGTTGAACGCTTGCCCAGCCGCCTCACCCATCTCGCCGAAGTCCGAGCTTGTCGCGAGTGCGATGCTGGCCAAGTCTTGAAGCGCGGCGCGCCCAGCGCTCAAGTCACCGGTTTTGGTAATGAACGCCTCGAGCGCCCCAAGGCTCTCGGCCCCGGTGAAGCCCTGGATTCCGCGCGCCTCCTGTAGGAGCGCCCCTTTCAGCTCGGGCTGCTTGGCCTGGATCGCCAGCCGGCTTGCCGCTGCGCGCTCTTGGATCTCCGTCTGGAGCGCCGAACCGACTGCAAATGTGCCAGCCAGGCCGAGCGCCACGCCCCCGTAGCGCCCAACGGCCCCGAGTGCGCCGACTGCCGAGCGGCCGACGCCCCCGACGATGGCGCGTCCGGTGGCCATGCGCTCGGAGCGTGCGCGGGTGGCGATCCTGTCGTTCTCACGGAGCGCACGGCGAACCGCGCGGCGCTCGGCGGCTTCCTCTCTTGCAATCTGACGTAGGCGCGTGTCGTGTGCCTTCTTCTCTTCGCGCAGCCTGAAGTCTGCTGACTTTTGGGCCGCGCGCTGCCAGTAGAGCGTGGCTTGAGCCGCGGCCTTCTGCTCGGCCGCAGCGACGCGCTTGGCCTCTATCTCACGCGCACGAATGTGCGCGTCGGGCTGAACGCCCCCGGCAGCCCCGCGCGCCGCGCCCCTTGTACGCGCAGCGTTCAGGCGCGCCGCGCGGCGCTCGATCGCATCGAACGAACGGTGAACGGCGTGCTCGCCGGTTACGCGGAAGTCGTATTGAAGTATCGCCAACCCATCTCCGTATCTAACGCATCCAGCTCTGCCAGCGCCGCCTCTTCCGCCTCTTGCAGCCTCAGCGCCAGGTCACGCGCCATCTCTACCGTGATCGGCTGATCAAAGATGCGCAGCTCTTCCGAGCTTTCCGAACCATCCTGGGATTGAGCGCGTGCATGCGAGCCAAAGAAGGATGTGCCCAAAGAGTACCTTGTTAGGCGGGACTGCAAAATAGGCGGCAAGCTCGAGAACAGGGACTCCAGGCAAGCGGATAGCGTGTAGCTCCTGCGCGCCAACAACAACGCTAGTTCGGCCAAGTGAGCCAATGACAGCCCGCGTAAAGGGAACGCCGCGGCGCCCTCCGCGAGGCGCTTGACCCACTGCGACAGCTGCTCGTCGCTCTCGATCGTTCCCTGCATCGGCCCGTACTTTGCCTGTACGAGCTGGTAGCAGTTGAAGAGAACCCCCAGCTCTTGCGCTGAGATCCTCTTTCCGATCTCCTCCGGGCTTGGAAAAATCTTGGCGTAGAAGGGGTGCTGGTCGTTGCCGTGGTTCTCTTCGGTGCAGCACGCCTCCCAGAGCAGCTCTTGCGCGACAGCGTCGCTGAGCAGGGCAGCTCCTACGCCGTGCTCGGTTTCCTCAACTCCCAGCCCCTGTTTCCGGATCTTCTGGAGCGCGGCGCCCCTCGCCCGAAAGTGAGAGTCCATCGGCAGGACCATGATCCGAACTGTGCCGATCGGTTTGCCGTCTGGCGTCTTTCGAGGGAAAGCTACTACTTCGCTCGGAGCGGGCGTCTGTAGCTTGAGGAAAAGCTCTCCGGGGGGTACGTCTTCGGGCGGGCCAGGCATCAGAGTTTCCTGACGTTTCAAACCAGACGAAACTGGTAGCGGTAGCCGATCTCCGGCGAATACTCGTCCCCCGTGCTCTCGCAGAGCATCTGGCGACGAAGTCTCGAGCTCCCGACACAGATTACGACGTTCAGGCGTCGTTGACGCAGGCACGCCGTCTCGAGCCCACTGGGCAGCCGTCCGGCTCCTGAGACCTTGGCCCCAAAGACTCCTCTGTCTAGGAAGCGTCTAATGCCATCCACGCCGAGAACTGGCTTACCGTCGATGAACACACTGTAGCCGGGTTCCGCTTCAGCGGACCGGGCGCCGACGAGTGCAGCAAACATGGCTGCTGCACATTTGTGAAAACTACGTCTCTTCACTTGCGTTCTCCCATGCTGCAAAGACGAAAGCCGCCCGGCGCCGAGCCGCCATGGGAGTAGCGGGCGCGCGCGGGCGGCCTTCGACATGGCCCGCGCGCCTTGCTCCCATGCGCGGCGCGGGCGGTGAATCTATTTTTTTACTCTACCGCACGCGCCTCACCGGTCCACGTTATCGTGGACGACGCCGCCGCGCCAGCCTCTTGCGTCGTGTCCACTGTCTGGATGACGCCGAGTCCTGCGTACGAGTGGGCGCCGATGAAGACCTGAGACTCGACGAACTCGCCGCGCGCCGCCATGCCCTCGTAGTCGAACTCGTGGCCACCGATCGGGACCGGTGCGTCGAAGACGTGCGTCAGCTCCGGCAGCCCCTCGGCGTAACCAGCGAGCCCCGTATCCATCAGGTTGATGGGCGTGCGGTTCATGTTCAGCGTGCGCTGGATGCGCGTCTTCTCCGTCACCGGAGCGCCGTTGATGAAAAACTGGATGGATGCGTACGTCTGGAGTGCCACAGATCAGCCCTCGCTCGTTTCGGCGATTCGAATCGTCGTTTGGTGAAGGAGGTCGATCGCCTCGAGGTCGATCCCCACCTCGAGCCGCGAGCCCGTCTTGACGACGCGCAGCGAGTCCTTGCTCTTCTGGATGCTCTTCAGCTTCTCGGCCGCGAAGAAGTCGTCGAGGCTTCGCCGGATGTGCGGCTTGAAGCCCTCGGGAGTGATGACGCCCTTGCGCCGGCCGAGCTTGTTGAAGTCGATCTTGCCGTCGGGGGTGAGCGGGTCGTTGTCGAGCCGCTTGCCCGCCATGTTGAGCCCGAGCCAGATCAGCTCCGTGTCCGTCCACTCGTCGGTCACGCTCACGCGGTGCCGCTCGAGCACCCGCGGATCGTCGAGCGCTCCGGTCGAATCCTTCGATCGCGTGGTCGTCGCCATGACGAGCTTCGCGCCGCCGTTCTGGCTCGTGATCGGCGAGATGCCGTCGTTGATCGCGTCCGACAGGTCATCGCCAGTCGGAATGTCTGCGTCCGAGTAGTGGGGAAGCAGCGTGCCGTTCAGCGCCGTGTAGTCGAAGTTCGTCGCCGAGTGCAGCTCCTCGCCCGCCTGGATGACGGCCGCGAGCGCGCCAGCGATCTCCGCCGGGTCGTGCTCGCTGTTCTTCATCCAGTGGATCGCGAGCCGCTCGTAGTTCAGCCCCGTCGCGATCGTCTGGACCGCGCCGAGCGCCTGCCGATTCGCTGCGATCCCGACCGAGCGCAGCCCCGAGCGCGGCAGCGACTTGTTGACGATGTGCGTCTTCAGGTGCCCGAGCGAGGTCGCGTCCGTCAGCGAAGTTGCGATGTAGTACTTGCGTACCGCGTCGATCGTCGCGAGCGCCGCGAGGAAGTTCGCCGCCTCAGTCGTGGTCCCGTCCGCTCCGGCCGTTCCGGAGCCGAGCTGGCCGGACAGTGCCACCACGAGCCCGGTGCTCAGGGGCTCGATTTCGGCGTGCACGTTGATGGCGAAGATGGTCGCGGTGCCCTGCGAGGCGCCGGCGATCTTGGCCGTGAGCGTGAAGGTCGGTGTGCTGTAGGACGCCGTGACCGGGAGATGCGTCTTGGCGTTGACCGCCGCCACTGCCGCAGCCGCCACCGAGTCGAACGTCGCCGAGGAGCCGAACCCGACCGGGATTTGCTCGCCAGCTACGATGAGCGTCAGCGTGCCGCCTGCCGTGATGGTGCCGGAGAACGTTGCGGTTGCCGTTGCCGTTGCTGGGGCGCCACCGCTCGAGGCGGCGTAGGGCAGCGCGTACCAGCGCGCGCTCGGGTTTCTCCTGAGCCCGATCCGAAGCGCACGGTGGATCGGCGATCCTGCTCCGCCGCCCGCCCGCGCAACCGACTCGGTCCGGACCTGGTAGAGCGTGTTCGCCGTCCAGGCCCCTGCCGAAGTCATCGGCATGCAGACGACGATCTCGCGGCCCGGCGCGAACGCGGACGCCTCGCCCTGCGCGTACAGGATCTCGGCGTAGTTTCCCGGGACGCGGTAGTCGAGCGGAACGCCCGTGATCGGAATCACTGCACTCATCAGTCGTCACTCCCGCGAGCCGTGCTCGCTCTCGGCGCTCGAGGAGCAGCTGCCGCAGGCGGCTCCACCACTCCGTCCCGCGCTGCAACGCGCACGAACGGCTGGCCGCAGTGAGCCGCCGTGTACTCGTCCGCCGGCCAGAGCGTCTGGTCGAAACGGCAGGTGCGCGAGAGCCGATGACCGGCCGTGCTCGCTTCGTCGCACTCGAACGGCTCGTCCGTTGCTGGGTGATGGGCGGGCTTGCCGTCTGCTGCCGGAACGAACACGCGCCCGACGTAAGCCGGGGGCTGTCCTGTGTGCGGAAGCCCCAATGGCACCGTCACCTTGTGATCTTCGCGCGCAAAGAAGCGCAGCTTCGCCATCGTTGGGTTTGCCTTTCGGGCGACGGCGCGAGGGCTCGTCGCGGGGTGGTTCAGAATCGGCGAGCGATCGCGACCATTCGCCGAGTCATGCGCGTGTGAAAGCGCTGGCCCGCCTGGTCACGTGCTCGCGAGAGAAAGTGGAAGGCGCGATTGCCCGGGTGGTTCACTCGCCGGGTAAACACGACCGCTCCGGCGGCGTTCGTGAACCTGAGCACCTTGGCTCGGCGCGGCAGGATGACGTGGGGCGGAGAGCCCTTGTCGATCGGGCCGGCGTGCCTGAGCGGGTTGCGGAGCCGGACGATCCCGCCGGACCGGGTCCGGATGACCTTGCCCTGCGTGGCACGCTGTAGCGCCCCAGAGCGAGGCTTGAAGCCCGGATTGCGCTGAACCTCGGCCACGCCCTCCTGAGCCGCCCTGTGCAGCTCCTCGGAGACGGCTGCCCGGTGTTGGGCGAGGAAGCGGCGGTGCGATTCTCTGAGGCGGCGGAGGTCGATCACTGCCGATGGCCGATGCGCCAGGTTGTGCCGCCGTCGTTAGACACATAGCACCAGGGCTCCCGTGACACGTAAACAGCGAGCCTGTTCCTACTCATGTGGTCACGTATGAAGTCGTAGATGCCCCGGGGGTGCCGCGGCGTTGGCGTAGCCATGGCAATAGGAAGTGCTAGCAGGCTTCGTCTCGTCATCCCGGATGATTCGAGTCCGCGTAAAGCAACCCGTGAATGATCCCCTCCGGCGCGCCGCCGATCCCAACGTCCAGGTCCACGCCGTCGAGCGCGCCGGCTGAATCGTCCGACCGGAGCGACGGGTACTCGAGCGACTCGAGCTGCATCGTGATCGCCATGTAGGGCGTCTGCTTCTCGTCGCCAGCAAAGACCGCTTGCCCGGGTCCCTCGTGCGAGACCATCCGCAGCTCGCCGAATAGCGCCGTCTCCGGATCGCTGCCGAACAGCACGAGCGCGCCTCCCTGGTAGGCAGGGTGTCCGCCCTGACTGATCGTTCGGCTCACGAGCTTGGCCGCCGCAATGCAAGCTTCCTGGAGACGGCGCGTGTCGCCCACGTCGAGCGGCCCGAGGATGTAGTGCATCTCCCAGGGCTGGCGCAGTCGATCATGGTCGATCAGGTGCGGCTCGTAGACGCCGCGCCCGTCGCGATGAAGAGCCAAAAGCGGGAAGTGTGCCTTCCGCTCGAGCATCGTTGCCGGCGTCGGCGCTCCTGGAAATGTATCTCCGACTGGGTTCTGTCGGTCGATCTGCTGCTCGCTCGGGACCGTCGCAACGACCTTGCGCCAGGCGGCACCAAGCTCGGCGTTGATCGCCGCCGCGCAGAGCGCCAGCAGAGCGTCGCGCCCTGGATCAAGCGGCGCGAGCGTCGTGTCGACGTCGCCCGCTTGGGCCGGCAGCGACAGGCCGCCGAACGTCTCGATGAGCGACTGCGTCACGGTCCCCAGCCGGCGCCGCCGCTTGGTCGAGCGCGAATCACGTACCTGAGCGGCCGCTCCGCCTGCACGTCGAGCACGACGTAACGTTGCCCTTTAGGGTGCTTTGGCCCGACGATCTCGATGTACATGCGATCTCGCCGCTGCATGTCCGCGCCCGTCAGGATCTCGAGGTCTGTGCCGCCTCCCGCAAACAGCGGAGTGATGGCGCCGATCTCCACCACGCCCTTTCCGGGGTAGCCGCCGACTGCGATCTCCTCGTCGTCAAGCCAGCGGATCCGCGGGTTCTGCTCGTTCGCCTCGAGCAGCGGCGTGCGGATCTCGTTGTCGCCGCCGTCACCCGTGTGGGTGCCGGACTCCATCGTCGTGATGAGCGTCGCGGAATGGGGGCGGAAGCCCTCCTGGCCAGCAATGGCGCGAAGCTCGTAGGCGACAGGGAGCAGGTCGTCGGCAAGAGCCATGTGCTACCAGGACACAAGCTCGCCGCCGGCAATCCCCGCGCCTAGCGAGCGCCCAGACCCGAAGTAGTCACCAGGGAGCGTTTCTGGATCGAGTGAGAGCCGCTGGCAGAGCCGCTCAACCAGAAGCCCACCGTACTCGATCGTGGTCAGCATGCGATCGGAGGACGCCAGCTCGTAGAACTCGGCGTCGCCGACGATGGCCTTGAGAGCCCCGCGCGCCTGCGTCGACGCGCCGGAGGTGTTGACCGCTGTATCAACGGCAGCGATCCTGGCGAGAAGCGTAACGATGCTCGCCTCGACGGCCGCGCCATCCTCGGCGGCGTCGATCTTGCCGTTCAGGGTGACCCAGAGATCAACCGCGGTTGCGTTGTCTGGGTCTGGCGCAGGGTAGCCGAGGTAGCGCCCGATGTCGTCACGCTGGGTGGGCGTGAAGGGCATGGGGCTCCGCTACGCGGCCTTGACGCGCGCCACATAGCTACCGCGTACGTTCCTCAGCTGAATCGCGTTGGTCGCGTGTGCAGCGGGCGTCAGTAGCACCGTCAGTGACGTTGCACGGTCCGGAATGTCGGCCGCGGCTACTCGAGCCGTGATCTTGTGCGTCGTGGCTGAAGGCGTCGCGTCTGTCGCGGTATCGCTCACGGTAGCGGCGCCGTCCCAGCTCGTCGCAACCGTGAAGGTTGCCGCGTCGGTAGTGCCACTGTTGACCCATAGGTCGATCAGCACATCGTCGCGACCGTCGAAGTCCTCCGGGAGCGGGATTTGCGTGACGATCGGATCAGCGTTTCCAGTCGCCCAGCTCAGCTCCTGGGCGATGAGCCCAGATGCTCCCCGCATGACGGGCGTCGTATCGGACGCCAGGATGCCGCCGTTCGCCGTGATCGCTCCGACATCGCCGTTCGCATCGGCTTCACGGAAGGAGTGGAGCGAGATGAGGAGCGGCGAGCGGTGCTCGTGGTAGAAGCCGTTGTTGTCGTGAAAACCCATGTGTCTAGTCCTTCAAGTCGGCACTATTGCCGCGTGTGCGGCTAGGGCCGCTGCTGCTTCACTTCTCGAGAGCGAAGCCCAGTCGCGAAGCTCCTCTGTCGAGGCACCTTCAAGATCCTCGAGCGCCGTGTAGCCAGCGGCCTCGAGCTTTGCCTTGGCCGGGAAGCCGCCTGGTAGTGGCACACCCGGCAGCGACTCTTGATGGTGCTGCCACACTTTGGTCAGACCGAAGTCGCCATCTTGCTGGCGCGCAGCGATTCGCTTTGCCAGGTAGAAGCGGCGCGGCTTGACAAACGAGGCGTCGTCCACCGGCTACTTCGTTGGCGCCTTCGGCTCGCGCTTGGGCTCGGCGCCCTTGGTCACGTCGCTCAAGGGCTTCGCGTCGGGCGCTTCTCTCTTGGGCTCCGGCGCCGGCTCGCGCTTGGGCTCGGCGCCTGCGGGCGCGCTCTGCCCCTTGGCACCTGTTGCGCGCGCCGCGAGCTTCGCGAGGTAACGCTCGTGGACGGATGCGCCTTCCCGCGCTGCAAGCGGTTGCTGCTGGAAGACTGGGGTCCGCCCGCTTGCACGCGCCGCGATCTTCTCCGCGTACCGCTGTTCTGCCGTTGCCATCAGACGAACGAGCTCACGTTGTGGACGATGTGGGCCACACCAGCGCGTGTCCCGCCCGGCCTGCGCTGATAGCGGTGCGCCGCGCCGTAGAGGTGCATGGCCGCCTCGTTGGTGTCGCGACGGATGTCCTTGTCGGTCTGGAGCTGCAAGAGACCCTGATTGAACCAGAACGCGAGCGCGTTCCGCTTCATCAGGATGCTCGTCGCCTTCATGACCGTCGCTGACGTCCAGAGGTTGTCCGCGTTGAAGGTTCCAGACGCAAACGCGACCGTCAGACCGGTCCTGCCGTTCACGCCCACGACCGGATCGTTGCTCGGGTCGATCAGCGCGACGGGTGCGCTATCGTCGAGCGCGGTGAGCGTCCCGCTCCAGGTGTTGCCGCCGTCCGTGGAGAAGCGGAACGTGAGCGTCGTCGCGTCCCCCGTCAGTGCGTCGATGTGCAGACGAAACGCCCCGAGCGGGGTACCGGCGATCGTGAGAGCGGGCGGCGACGTGCCGCTCGAGACCGGCGTTGACATGCTCGAGCCAGTGATGGGCAGGCGATCCGACGTGACGACGGCGAGGCCGGCGAAGTTGTCGAGCGGCCCGCCCGCCTGGGTCGATGTCAGCAGGGGATTGCCCTGTCCGTCCTTGAGCTTCAGCAGGTCCTTCGTCACCTGGCTGTGGACCAGGATGGCGGCGAGGTCGTCTTGCTCGTCGCCGAAGGCGTCGAAGCGCGTATCGACCGCAAGGTCGTAGCTCATGTTCACCGGCGCCGTCGCCGAGTAAACGTCCTTCTGGAAGACGCCCGCAGCGATGGCTGCCTCGATCAGTCGGAGGTCAATCCTGCGGTTTGCTGCGGCAAGGATCTGTCGTGCCGCTTCCGTGTAGGGGTCTCCGCTCGCGTTCGGGAAGAGCTGCCCGTTCGCGCGGGCCCACACGGTCGTCTCGTAGCCGAGCGCGTCGTGGCTGATGGTCGCCTCCTCGGTCACCATGCCGAGCTTCTTGGGCACGAGCGCAACGTTCTCGCTCACCGCCTCGAACTCGCCAATCACGCCGAAGCGCGGGACCTTGATCGTGGTTCCGAGCGCGTCCGGTCCGCCTTCTGGCATCGAGCCGTTGATGATCGCCACTCCGGCTCGGGCGAGACGCGAGTCGTTGAAGGCGTCCTTTCCCGAGAAGACGCCCTGCACCACCTCGGTGAGGATCTCGGGGTTCATGACATCGGAAGTAGTGGTAGTCGCCATTTTTCAGGTCTTTCCTGTGGGGTTTGGGGGTCCGCCTGGGTCAGGCGACCTGTCGTGCGTGCTCGGCGCGCATCTGCGCGTAGAGCTCGGGGTCGTCGGCCTTCAGCCGGTGCTTCTCCATCGGGGCAAGCTCGGCATACGCCTTGCCGTTCCACGTCATGGCCCCTCCGCCGCCGGCACTCGTAGTGCTCGGTTGCGTCTTCGGCTCCGCGAACTTGCGCGGCGCCACCGCCAGGTAGCCCTGGAGAGCGGCTACCGCTTGCGCTCCGCGGTTCTCGGCGAGTGCCGAGTCGAATTTCTCCTGCTCGAACTTCGCCTCGGCTGGCGTGAGCTTGCGGTCAGCCTGCCCCTTGGCGATCAAGGAATCGAACGTCTGTCGATCCCGCTCGGCCTTGACCTGGGCGAGCTCGGCCTGTGCCGCGTCCGCCGTGTCCGCCTTCGCCTTCGTGCCGCGGATCGCTCCGACGAGCTGGGCCGAGTCGGTGACCTCGAGGATCGCGGAAGCCTGCACTTCGAGGTCGCGGAGTCGCCCGAGCCGGGCAAGGATGTCGGTCTCGCTGGCGCCCGCAATGAGACCGAGCGAAGCGACGATGGCGGAGTAGGGGTTGGTGGTCTTGGGGTCTTCGGACATGGGGAGTTTCCTCTCCGGCTCGGCCGGGTTGGTTGCGGTCGTGGCGACCGGTTGGGCCGGCACTGGGATCGGTTCGTGGGAAGGGGTGGGCGAAGGCGGCGGGCTCGGGGTTGGTTCACTCGACACGCGAATCGCCTCGAGCAGCGCGTCCGGTGCGCCTTCCAGCTTGGCGCTGTTCAACATCGCGAACGCCTTGGCTTGCGCTCTCGGCGTTGTGATCTTGTCGTCGATGCGATCGACCAGTCCGTTGGCGAGCGCTTCCTCGGCAGTCATGTACGTCTCGCGACTCAGCCATTCTTCGACCTTTGCTACCGGTTGCTTTGAGCGCTTGGCGTAGACGCCGGCAATGACGGCCTGCGCCTTTCGCATCATGTCCGCGATGTCCTCCAAGAAGTCTGCGTCGCCGCGGGCCCCACCAAGAACTCCGTGCATCATCAGGAACCCTGCCGGAGCAATCGCGATATCATCGCCGGCCATCGCGATTGCGCTCGCGATGCTCGCGGCGAGCGCCTGGATCTTCACCTCCACGCGGGCCGGGTGGGAGCGCAGCTCCTCGTAGATCGCCAGCCCCTCGAATACCTCGCCGCCCCTCGAGTTGATGGTCACGCGAATCGTTTTCGCGTCAGGCCGCGAATTCAGCTTGCGGCGAACCTGCTCAGCGGACAGGGCGCTAAAGAAAAACCCGCCCTCCCCGATGCTCTCGAAGATGTCGAGCTCGAGCACGTCTGTGCCTTGCTCACGTAGATTGAACAGCATGTTCATTCACCAGGGCGCGTGGGGGGGTTCGGTCCTGTGGCTGCTTCTCATCCGAGCGCCACGATCAGCGTCGCTGTAGTCCCGGTATCCAGCACCTTGTCTGCACGGACAGGCAGCAGTGTCCCGGCGGGTACCGCAGCGAGCGCAACCGTCTCGCCGTGCATCGTGATGAAAGTCAGGTCACCAGCTCCGCCGACCCAGAGAGCGACCGTGCGAAATGGCAGATCGTTCGTGTCGTGCGGAGTGACTGCCGCCGCGTGCTCGTACGGACCATTGGCGGCGCGGGTGTAGAGCTGGACGTAGTCGGTGATCGGCATCGTTCAATTGGCCGGCTTGTCGTCCTCGGTCTTCTCGGGATCGGGAGCAGGATCCTCACCTGGTGGTGGACCAGCCGGGTTCGGCGCCGGCCTCTCAAGTAGCTGCCCGCCTGGCTTCACCCAGGCGCTCAGCTCCCACTCGTCGATGAACGCCTGTTGCTCGATCTGGAGGCCAAGGCTCAGGATCCCCTCCGCTGCATCGGTCGCGCTGACGATGGCCTTCGCTCGGTTGCCGAGGTCGCGCTTCGGCGCCGTCGGGTAGATTGGCCAGGGGGCGAGCGCCGCATCCCCGAAGTTGAACAGCGCCCACCAGTTGAGCGACTGATCGTGAATCGTGGTCGTGAGCGATTGGCCGTCGAACTGGAGCTTTGCCTGGTCGCCGAGTCGCTCCTGCACCTCGATCGCCGCGCGGCTTCCCTCTTTGACTTCAGTCGTGAGGTTGCCGCCGCGGGCCGCGACGGCTATTGCCGAATTCGCCAGCTCAATCTGCGATCGGTAGATCGTCTCAGAGTTGGCAGCCGTTTGAATCAGCTTCAGGTCGAAGCCGGGCGGCAGTACAACCACGCCGTCCTTGCCGCGCTCGTAGATGTCGCGCGCAAGCTGGTCGCGATGGCGCTCTGCGTTGCGACCCTCTGAGCTTGTCCCGCTTGCTCCCTCGTTGGTCGCCGTGAGCGTCGAGCCCTTCGCAGAAGCGTTGGCCCAGTCGCTCATGGCCAAGTACTTCAGCAGCACCCAGCGCGCGAGCCCGCGCCACAGGCCGAGCATCTGCGGACGATTGGCTCCGTACGGCGTGTGTAGAATCCACTCGCCGTCTCCCGGTGTGAGCACCTGCTCTACTGTTCCGCCCTGCGGCCCGAGCTGTACCCTGATCTTCCACTCGCGCGTGAGCCCGTCCGAGCGCAAGTGCTGCGGGTGCCAGAAGGCCGGGCAAGGCAGGACCCTGCCGCCGTGTCCTTCGGCCTGGAGCCACCCGTGCCGGAGCGGCACGACACCCAGCAGGATCCCCCAGGCGAGCATGAGCCAAAGCTCTTGCTCCGGGTACGACGCCCACCAGTCCTCCTTCGCCTCGAGCGCATTGACGACTCGGCGCGAGCGGCGCTTGTCGCCGCTCTGCTCGAACGTCGGATCCAGGCCAAGGAGCGCCTGCACGCGAGTGTGCAGCGCGCCCTGGACTCGGTCGTCGGAAAGGATCCAGTCGGTAAGGCTTGCCGCCGCCCGAAGGTTGCCGTTCTCGGCTTGTATCTCTGCCGAGCGAAGGAGGGCCGGTGTCCACGTCGTGAACGTCCGGACTCCAGGCTCTACACCGGCTTGGCCCGTGTCAGCCTGGCGCCGCTTCTGGCCCTTCTCTCGGCCTTTCGGCGCTGCCATGCTGCGTGAATCTCTCCGTTAGAACCGCCTGCCAACGCTGTAGCCGCCGACTGCGTAGTCATTCAGGGTTGGCGGCTCGTAAACGCTCAGGGCTAGCGCGTCCGCTCTGTCTGGCGATCTGCCAAGCCGCTTCTTGATCTCGTCCTTGCTCTCGACCTGCGCTCGGCCGCGAACGTCGAAGCCGTACGTCGGCGCTACCAGCTCCGAGAGGAGCTTGGGATCGTCTTCAATTGCACCCGTCTGGAGCCAGTCGCGCAGTCCGAACCAGAGCTGGTCGCGCAGCCGGTGCATACCCTCGGTGGTCGCCGACTCGGCAACGTTGACGCCGATCGTCTCGACCTCCTGAGAGCGCGAGAGCACATCGACCACGCCAGAGCCGTTGCCGATCTCGTCGATCTTGACGACCGGTATCTCGGGCTCGCCATAGTGCGGCGGCCTACGGAGCGCCCGTGCAAGCTCCAGGGCCGCACCGGCAACGTCCACGTTGTCGGCACCGTGGATCACTCTCGGCTCGAGCGCCTTGTCTCCGCGCCGCGGCCTGATGACCGTCTCATCGTCGCCGAAGCGCGCAACGTCAACGCCCAGGTGAAGCCTTCCATCGGCCGGGGTCTCCGCGTAGCGCTTCTGCGCTGCGTTCACGAGCCCGATCGGAATGACGGCGTTGTCGCCCTGCGTCGGGAACTCGCCCAGAACGCGCACCTGATAGGCCGCGCTTTGCTCGCCCCATTCTTGCTTGCGCTGCTCGACCCAGTCACGCTCCGCGAGGCCGGGGATTACCCTTCGCCCCTCGAGCACGTTCGGCGTCTGATCTGAGCGAAACGTCAGGCGCCGCCAGAACTCGGCCTTGGTCGTGAAGGCGTCGAAGAACGGCCCGCTTGGCTCTGTTGGGTTGCTCGTCGCGACGAGCTTTCCGCCGCCAGCTAGGTTCCCGACGAGCGGCTCCCAGATTGCCGGGTCGTACCCGCTCGCCTCGTCAACGACTACGAGCAGGTTCGGGCTCGAGATGCCCTGCATCCGCTCTGGTCGATCGGTCGTACGGCAAAACGTCTTGCGCTCGCCAGGCCAGAGCCACCCGCTCGCTGGGTCGTTGTACAGATGTCCGCCGAGGTCGATGCCCGACTGCTTCGCCTCCGTCGCGATGCGCCAGACTTCCTTCCACAGCGGGTCCTTGACCTGGGGGAATGTCGGCGCCGTCAGCAGGCAATAGCCGCGATAGCGCGTGAGTGGCCACCAGATCGACAGGATCGCGAGCGCCGTGGTTTTGCCACTTTTTTGTCCGCTCTTGCACGCCGTCTGCCGGCTCTCGGTGACCGCTTCCAGCAGCCTGACCTGGTCCGGCGCGAGACGGCGGATCTTCAGCGCTTCGTACGCGAACCGGACCGGGTCATTCTCCCACCGGCTCGTCAGGATCTTCGCCGCCCTTACCTGTTGCGAGCGAGAGTAGGTCGCCGAGTGAGCCAGAGAGTTCTACTTTCTGCGGCCCGAAGAAGCCCTCGGCTTTGCCTTGCAGCTCAAGGAATCTTGCCTCGGCTTCGCAGCGCTCCAGCTCGCGGGCGTTGGCAGCGGCGCTGCGCACCTGCTCAAGCCAGATCGACTTGCCGACCGCCTTCTCTTCGTCAGTCTGCTCGAATGAGCGCGAAGCCTCGTGAACGTCCGCCTCAAGCGTGCGCTCCGAAAGGCCCCACTCTTCAGCAAGCCTGGCGAGCGTCAGATGCTTGACGTAGCGGTTTTCTCGGAAGAGCTGGATGAAGTGTAGGACACGTTTGCGCTTGGGTGGCGCGTCAGTACGTTGCGCGCGCGCGCGTTGATCCGCGCTTTCCTCGCCGGGCGGCCCCTCACCCGTTGAGCTCACGAATCCTCACGCCTCTCCGGAACAGCTCCGGCCGAATCTCTCGCCACACCGTCAGGCAGCCAGCGGCCATCGCGTCTTGACCGGCAACGCGCTGCACTACGGGAGCGCCGAGCCAAACCACGAGTTCACACGGCTTCGCTGCGCCCGGGTTTCGCCGGAGCCACTTTCTGAGCGTCCTCGGCATCGCGACACCCTCGCAGATCCATGGCCCCGGCTCATCGAACCAGCGTGACGCCGCTTCCGACGCCCCCGACCAGCCGAGCCCAATCAGCGCATCCGATCCGCGAACCATCCGGCCGGCGCCGAGCTTCCGCGTAAGCGTGCTCTTGCCAACTCGGGGACCGCCAGCGATCACCAGGTGGCGCGGCGTGTTGCTGGCCAGCTCTTCGGCGAGGTCGTTCAGCCGGGCTGCCTG